TCTTTCTTTTTTTTTTTATTAAAAAAAAAAAAAAAAACCGCCAGCGAATGCTAGCGGTTTTAGTGTAATTAATTTTTGAAAGTCTTTCTATTTTTATTTTTCTTCTTTTGGTTTATCGACGACGGTGATAAGCCCGTCTGGTTCTGTTTTGAATGCTGGATCTGTGTGTAATTCACCGTTCGCCTTCAAGTAATACCAGCCGTCACCTGATTTGACGAATTGTTTGGATAGCATGTAGCCGTCTTTTTCTTCCATAAAATACCAGGTTTCACGATATTTAACCCAGCCAGTAGCCATACGACCATCTGATTTGAAGAAATACCAGCGAT